GGGTTTGATTAAAGTGAGTTTTCCTTCTCACTTTAGATGGAGGGGGGGGGTTTTAATCAAACCTGAATAAGACACCAGAAATATAATTACTATTAATAATCCAAAGCTAGTATATCCCGGAGAAGACTCAACTTGCTGGGGTCGAGGGGCGCATCTAAGAGCAAGAAATCTTCAGCGGAATGATTGTAGCGCAGGAGCATAGAGTTCGTGCTGACTTCCACAATAGGCGCGTTCGGATCCACCTTGTAGCTATCAATGAAGACGTCGCTACGCGGGGGCGCAGATGGGAACAGGGGGCACTTAACCCGTGGGAACATTCCGTATAAAGTGTCAGTCATGAAAGCGGTAAATCTAGTGTCAACATCCCCAGAGCCTGGGACATCACCATTAGTTTTTGACCACATCATGCGGACGAAAGGACCAAGATTTAGAACTGGGTACCAGTCCCAAACCCCATCGGAACAACCCCAAACGGGACTATGCTTCAAGAATTGGAGGAGGGAGGGGGATGAGCATGGTTGGAAGACAACATCGTATCCTATAGATCTGGCCGAGTCCTCCAATGAGAGCGTAGGGCAATCATAGAAGAACTTGACCAAGATGGATAGGGAAGCGAAATTGTTGACAAGAGTTGTAAGGACAGAGCCAGAGTAAAGCCGTGGGCGACGGGGCTTGAACCTCAGGTAGTCAGCTATACGCTTCTTGCCATTTATCATGCGTCGGAGTGGTATCTTAAAAGGGAGGGATAATTGGGACAAGAGCACATCAATCAATTCTACACCATTGTACGCCAGTCCACGTCTGGACAACATACGACGGATAAAATCAAACAATGCGGAACTATGGGAAGAATCACAAGAGCTAATATCAGCATTACCCATATGATGAACTCCACCCTTTGTGTAGCTAACACAGGAGTCATCAGAAAAGTAAACACCAACATAATCGTAATTCAACCCATCGTAATCCCGATGGATGAGGGCGGCGAAAGTGCGCTTGAGATCTGCGTGCAACACCCCTGGGCAAAAGAAAATGACACCACGACGAGAACCATCAACCAACATGAGGGGTTTCGTCATCATCTTCTTTATGGAATCCACCCATCTCAAACCTACAAGAGATGAGGCCACAGTGTTTCCATATAGGGGGTTACCGTTTAAGTCAAAGATCGCTCGGACTGCTTTGAAGAACTTGGCAATTTCATGCTGCTTAGTTTTCAAAGTGACCTCCAGAGACGACCAACGAGTGGGGTCAAACATGTGACCAAAACGGATAATGATGTCGCATGCATCAACGCGTAAAACTTTCTTGGGGTGGGGAAGG